AGTTCAAGTACCTCCGCGACACCATGGCTGAGGGCGACTTTGAGCCTGTACGCCTTCGCTACTTCGGGCTCTTCCACGTCAAGGAAGAGCGTCTCAAGCATCTGAACTCCAACCTTTAGGTCCATGGAAAGCCCTCCCACCCCCAACCGACCCCCTGTACGCATGATGTCTGCCCAAGACTACTACGACGAGGCCAAGTCCCTGCGCTCCGACATCTATCGGCTGTTGGCCACCGCCGATGAGCAGGACAACGGCCAGTACACCAGCCTGCGTCACGTCTCCAATGCACGAGCCCTCCTGGACAGCCTGGAGAAGGCCCGGTTCCAAATCGGCCTTTCCCTCTCCGTCCTGGGCGGCCAAAACCCCTATGAGAAAGTGGATAACGTCTACGATGCCCGGGGCGAGATAGAGTTGGAGCCGGAAGCGGATACCGCCCCAGACACTCTCGATGGCGATTTCCCGGAAGTCTACATGGACATGCGCCGGGAGATCGAGGGGATGATCGAGAGCCTCAAGGTGATGCACTGGAAGATGCAGACCGGTCTCTACAAGCAGTGGTTCTACGCCCATCTGGAGAAGGCCATCATGCATCTCTCCGAAGCCCGGTGCCACCTTGGCGTCATTCTCAAGCAACGAACCGATGGACATACGCAGTCAACTGGAGCGGCTGATTAGGACGTGGGGAGAGGATCCCTTCCCCACTATGGAGATCGATCCCCGCGATCCCAACCTCCAACTCTTCACCGACGCCGCCCACCAATTCACGGTCCTAAGCTACAAGGGAGAGTCCTTCTGGGTCTACGACTACCGCTATGACCCGGAGGCCGATACCTACGTCTTCGTACTGGACCTGGGGATGTTCGACGAATTGAACCTACGCGACCTCACATGAACTCTCTTCTTCAGCTTTCCGACAACAACCTCCATGCGCAGCCTACCCCGGAGGCCGCTGAGATCGATCAGTTCCGGCAGATCATTGACCGGGATGACAGCGAGAACATGAGGGAGGCGGTGCGAGAGCTGTCCTTCGTCTACCATATGTGTGACACCGACAGCCCCTATTTCCAGAGCGTTGGGGACTCCGACGTGAGGCAGGAGGAGGTTGTCCGGGATCTTTGGGGAGAGCCCGACGCCTGGGAGCCCGACGACACCGTGAAACGGGCCATGAACTACTACCGCAATCGCCACCTTACCCCCGCACAGCAGCTCCTCGAAAGCGCCCTGAAGAGTGTCCACAACCTGCGGGACTACTTCCAGAACGCAGACCCCACGGAGCGAGATAACAATGGACGTGTGGTGTGGAAAGCCAAGGACATCGTCAGTAATCTGTCCAAGATCGGGGATGTTATCAAGGGTCTTAAAGAGCTACAAGAGGAGGTCGAAAAGGAACAACTTCAGGGTGGCGATAATAGAGGTGGTGTCGAAGTAAACCGCTTCAGTCGATAGTCTCGATGAATCCTGGGCCGGTCTAACCACCCGGCCTTCAACCCTTCTAACCGGCTTGCGCTCACCACGCACCTTCACCAATACTGATGTCCTGCGGCAGCCTGCGCTCCACTACAAGGAGCACGGGTACTACTGCGATCATCCCCAAGGAACTAAGGCATACTGGGACTACTGGGAGGAGCAGAAGCGGCGCTGTTTGGAGGGCTACGAGGTAGACGGCCTGAAAATCACAGGCTACCACTACTTCTACCTCAATTTCAGTCCGATCCTCCTCGTGGAGGAGGCTGAGGGCAACTCCGCGCAAAAGATCGAGACCTTCCCCCATTTCTGGGACGGGGACTACAACTACTTCTGGACCCTGGAAATCGCCCAGAATGGCATCTCTGAGGAAGAGTACGAGGATCTACAGCTTGGACTGGACATCACGGACCTGGACGGCGGCTTCCACATCGTCGTCCTGAAGGCTCGTGGGAAGGGATTCAGCTACAAGGCCGGGTCCATGCTGGCCCGGAATTTCGTCCTGAAGCGGAAGTCCAAGAATTTTGCCCTGGCCCACGAGAAGGAGTACCTCACGAAGGACGGGCTCCTCACGAAGGCTTGGGACACGATAGACTTCATCGATGCCAACACCCCGTGGCGACAACCCCGATTGAAGGATGCCACGATGCACAAAAGGAGCGGCTACCAGCAGAAGCGGGGCGGCTCCTATGTGGAGTTGGGCACGAAGAATGAGATCATGGGTGTGTCCCTGAAGGACAACCCCGACAAGGCCCGTGGCAAGCGGGGTGAGCTGATCTTCTTCGAGGAGGCAGGCAAGTTTCCCGGCCTACAGGAGGCGTGGGAGATCTGTCGTCCCTCTGTTGAGCAGGGAAAGTACACCACCGGGACCATGATTGCCTACGGGACCGGTGGTTCTGAGCAGGGGGATTACGAAGATCTGGAAGAGCTATTCTACAACCCGGAGTCCTACAACGTCCAGCCCATCAACAACCAGTGGGACGAGGGGGCAGACGGCAACAACTGCTCGTTCTTCTTCCCGTCCTACATCAACTGCGAAGGCTTCATCGACGAGGAGGGCAATTCCGACATCGAGGGGGCCAAGGCCTACCACGAGGACCAGCGTGAGAAGAAGAAGCAGACCGACGAGCCCCGGGCCTTAGAGCAGTACACCTCTGAGAATCCGTTTACACCCCGGGAAGCCACCCTCCGCGTGGCCACCAACATCTTCCCGACCCGCGAGCTACAGGAGCAGCTAAACCGCGTCCTGGCAGAAGACCGCCACAACTCTCTAGTCTCGGGTCAGCTCTACACAGATTCGGAGGGAGACGCCAAATTCCGACAGACGGAAGACGCATCTCCCATCTTCAAGTACCCGGCTCCGGAAGGGATGGATAAGACCGGGGCCGTGGTCATCAAGGAAGCCCCGGTTCGCAACAACGACGGGAAGGTGCCCCAGGGCCTCTACACCATCTGCCACGACCCTTATGCCCACGACGGGCAGCCTGAGAAGGGATCGTTGGGCGCGGCCTTCGTCATCAAGCGAACCAACAACTTCTCGAAGACCCTGAACGGGTCCATCGTGGCCTCCTACGTCGGCAGACCCCGCAGGCAGGACGATTACAACCGCAATCTTTTCCTCCTGGCCGACTACTACAACTGCAAGATCGGCTTCGAGAACAACCGGGGAGACGTGATTGGCTACGCCAAGCGCTTCAACCGTCTCCACTACCTGGAGGAGGAGTTCGAGATCTTAGACAAGAAGCAGCGCAAGAAGAAGCCGGGGAAGACCACCAACAGGCCGTATGGAATCAGGATGTCCAAGCCCCGCAAGAACCAGGGGCAAGTGTACCTGCGGGACTGGCTTCTCACCCCACTCTCGAAGTATGAGGATGGGGAGGAAAAACTGGTCCTGCACACCATCCTGGACCCTGCTCTCCTCAACGAGCTGATTAAGTACAACCCAGACGGAAACTTTGACCGCGTTTCCGCTCTGCTGATCGGCATGTATTACCTCAAGGACCTGCAAACGAAGCAGGTCCGCTCAGAGAGTGGGCTCGAAAAGCACCAAGAGTTCTTCAACCGGCCTCTATACCAGTAACCCTTCAACCAGCACATGCCCAACTCTACCACACAACTCCCCCGGCAGCGGCTTCCACGAGAAGAAAAGGATCAGGAGTGGAAGGAAGATGTGATCGACTCCATCATCGGCCTCTCCACCTTTGACCGCCCCTACTCCGTCACGGATAGCGACCTGAAAAAGGCCTACGAGTACTACAACGGCGTGGTCGATGACTCCGACTACACTCACGTGACGAAGCCCTATGGCAAGAAGCGGGAGAATTTCCCGGCCAAGCTCCAGAACTACAATATCATCAAGCCGGTCATCGACCTTCTGAAAGGAGAGAAGGCCCGTCGTCCCTTCGACTTCACCACGAAGGTGCTCAACGACGACGTGGTGACCCGGAAATCGGAAGAGAAGAAGCAGAAGCTCTTCCACAACCTGATGCAACATTTCCTGGCAGAGCTTGAAGCCCAGGGGGTGCCCATTGAGGACCTGAGTCCCGATGAAATGCCCCCACCACCGGATGATGTGGAGGAGGCTTTCGAGCAGGACTACCGCGACCAGCGTGCCATCACCGGGCAGAAGGCGCTCAACTACCTCGTCGAGACCCTCGGCGTAGAGCGTCAGCTTGTGGAGAAGGGCTGGCACCACTGGCTCGTGGCCGGGGTCGTGGCCACCCTGCGAAATGCGGGGATGAACGAGGTGGAGTACGAGGTTCTCAACCCCTTGAACATCGATTGGGACAAGAGCCCGGATTCAGACTTCATCGAGGATGGTCAATGGGCTGTTCACCGCCGCCGCTCCACTGTCTCCGACGTGATTGACAGCTTCTACGACGAGCTGACTGATGAAGAAATCGATCAGCTTGAGAAAGGGGAGAAGGATTACTCCACGCCCTTCATCAGCTACAGGGACGCAGACCAAGATGAGCGCCACGACAACAACAACGGGCGCATGGTGGAGGTCATGGAGGTCTATTGGAAGTCCATGAAGCAGGTGGGGATCGCCACCTACGAAGACGAGATGGGCCTTCTTCAGGAGAAGACGGTGGATGAGGGATATGAGCCCTCCGAAGGGGAGGAAGTAGAGTGGTACTGGGTCAACGAAGTATGGCAGGGCTACCGCATCGACGAGGACATCTACAAGCGCGTCGAGCCCCTGGAAGTCCAGCGGCGCGATAAGGACAACATCTCCGAATGCAAGCTCCCGATCAATGGGCGGCGCTACTCCGACATCAACGCTCCCAATATCTCTCTGGCCCAGCTCGGGATTCCCTACCAGATCACCTACAACATCTACAAATTCCGGCTGGCCAATGCTGTGGCGAAGAGCAAGGACATGATCGCCCAGCTTGACATCAACCTCGTCCCCGATGAATGGGACCTGGACACGTGGTTCTACTACATGGACGCCACGGGTATCGCCTTCACCGACTACTCGAAGGAGGAGCTAAATATCAGCCCCCAGCACCAGACGGTTCTGGACATGACCGTGCAGGTCATTCAGGACTATATCGCACTTCTGGAGGCTATCCTCGACGAGTGGGAGCGCCTTTCCGGCGTCTCTGCCCAGCGTCAAGGCATCATTGCCCCCTACGAGACGCAGGGAGGCTCTGAGCAGGCCATCGTCCAGTCCAGCTACATCACGGAGGACTACTTCAACAAGTACGCCAACTTCGAGGAGCGGGAGCTGAACGCCATTCTGGACTACTCCAAGTCCGCATGGGTCAACGGCAAGTCTGCAAGCCTCGTGCTTCCGGACAAGAGCCAGGAGATCATCCAGATTGACGGCCTGGAGCACATGGAGTCTGAATACGGCGTCGTCGTCTCCAACAGCGGAGAAGACATCCAAGCCACCGAACGCCTGAAGACCCTCGCCCAGTCCATGATGCAGAACGGCGTTCCCCTCTCAGATGTGATCGACATCCTGGATGCCAACAGCCTTTCCGGCATCAAGGACAAGATCAAGAAGGCAGAGAAGAGCCGTGAGGAGTTGGCCAAGGCCCAGCAGGAAGCGGAGAACCAGCAGAAGCAGGCTGAACTCCAGATCGAGCAGATGAAGCTCCAGGCCGACCAGCGGCAGGAAGAGATGGAGCGTCAGACGAAGATGCAGCTTGAGCGCCTCAAGCAGCAGCAGGAAGATGAGGAGCTGGAGTCTGAAGAAGAGCAGGCCGAAAAGGACCGGCAACTTGAGCGCGATAAGATGAAGCAGGAGAAGGAGCTTCGGGAGAAGGAGATTCGCGCCCAGAAACAGTCCGATTCCGGGTAATGAGGCCCCGAAAACTATAAATGCACTATAGTAGAAGGGTCGCTAAACCCCTTAGAACAACCCCTAATAACGTACATAATAACCAGCGCACAAACAAGACAGACTATGCCACTCGTTGACAAAGTAGAAGACAGCGGACTCTTCGGTGACTTTGACCTCCCTGAAGATGACGTAGAGGAGGAGCCCGAAGAGCCCCAGCAACAGGACGATACCCCTTCGGAAGAGCCCGAAGAAACTCCCCAGGACGAGCCTGAGACCCAGGACGAGCCTGAAGAGGAGCCCTCTGAGGAGGATCTGGAGGAGGAGACGGAGCAGAACCCCGATCAGGAGACCGACGAGGAAGAGACTCCCGACGAGGAAGAGGAGGAGCTTCCATCGGTGGCCGAAGAGGTTCAGGAGGTAACGGGCCTGGAGCTTGACGGCGACTATGAGGACTCCGTCGAGGGCATCTCCAAGATGATTATGGACGCCGGAGAAGAGCTGGCGAACTCCCAGATCGAGAATCTGATGGAGGAATACCCGGATGTTGGGCAGTACCTCCAGTTCCGCGCCAATGGGGGAGATCCGGATGATTATCGGGACACGTTCTTCAACAGCGATGGATGGAGTAGCGTCGAGATCCGCGAGGATGACGCCACCCAACAGGAGAACATTGTCCGGGCACGCCTTCAGGAAGAGGGATACGACGAGGAGGACATCGACGAAACTGTCGAAGAGTACAAGTCAGCCGGGATTCTGGAAAGCGAAGCTCGCCGCTCCAAGAAGCGCCTGGAGAACCTCGAACAGCAACAGCAGGAAGAGTTGCTGGAGAAGCAGGAGGAACGGGCCAAGGAGCGTCAGCGCGAGCAGCAGGAGTTTCTGAACGAGGTTGAAACCACCGTCCAGGAGAACACGGAGTTCAACGGTATCGGTCTTCCGGAAACCAAGAAGGACGATTTCCTGGAATACCTCACGGAGCCCGTCGATGACGAGGGCAACACGCAGTATGCCCGGGATACCATGCAGGCGGGAGTGGAAGACCAGATCTCCATGGCGCTGATGAGCTTCTACGGCTTCGACATCAGCGACCTTATTCAGCGTGAGGCTTCGTCGGAAAACGCGAGGAGCCTCCGCGAGCGCCTCAGCAGAGGCGGGAAGAAGAAGCCATCGGACAAATCGAAAACCCGGCAGAAGTCGAAGAGTGACGAGGTGGACTTCGACGCTCTCAGCACCGATGTCGGCAACTTGACCTAACCCGTCAGATCCATCTGGCCTCACCAGCCAGATGTAAAGCAACCAACCCTTCTAACCAACCCAGCACATCGCACAGACAATGGCTGACATCAAAGTCTCAAGAACGTACTACAATGACCAGCAGATGACGGACAGCAACTCGCTGGCCAACGCTATGCTCCAGCGGCCAGCGGAGTTGTCTCCGGTCATCACCTTCCTGGGCGGTCGGCAGGACAAGAAGTTCCCGCTGACGATGCTCACGGAGGGAATGCAGAACACGAAATCCATCGACGAGGACGAGTACGAGTACAAGGTCCAGACCAAGGTCACGCGGACACGTCCTGTGGCTGAGACCCCGGCCAATTCCTCAAATCTTGGCCAGGGTGGGCAGACCTTCAAGCTCGTCTTTCCGGACCAGTGGTTCATCAAAGACTACGTCCTGGTAAGCCAGAGCGGGGTTCAGGCTCGCGTCATGCGCCAGCCGGTGCCCAAGGGCTCGAACTACGAGTACACGCTCCAGCTCGTCAACCCCAACACCAATGCCTACGTCCCTCAGAAGGACGTGCAGGCCGGTGCCACTTGGGGCCAGCTCTTCGCGCCTGTCGGCAAGGACTTCAGCCGTGGAAACGCCTCCAACTGGACGGCTCCCTCGGAAGTGAAGCACAAGCTGACGAAGATCCGCAAGTCCTACCAGATGAGCGGAGACGCGAAGGACTACGTGATGAGCGTCGAGCTTCCCACGGAAGGTGGGGGCACGTCCAACCTCTGGATGGACTACGAGGAGTGGCAGCACATGCTTCAGTGGAAGGAAGAGCTGGAGATGTTGCACTGGTACGGTGAGCGCTCCTACAACGCGCAGGGTGAGACGCATCTGCGGGATGAGAACGGCCAGCCGATTATCATCGGCCCCGGGATCTTCCAGCAGATCGTGAACAAGGACACGTACAGCGTCCTCACCGCTGACAAGCTCCACAACACCATCGGAGACCTCTTCTTCGGCATGACGGATGCCCAGGAGGTCCAGGTGACGCTCTTCACCGGAACCGGTGGGAAGCGGGAGTTTGACCGCGCCATGAAGGATGAGCTTGCCAGCGGCAAGTTCACGGTTCTGGACCAGGGCAAGTTTGTCCAGGGACAGGGCCAGGAGCTGGAGCTGACCGGTTACTTCACCAGCTACCGCCACATTGACGGCCACCTCGTCAACGTGGTTAAGAACCCGCTCTTCGACCACGGAGCCGTGGCTCAGGCCTCGGAGAAGCACCCGGTGAGCGGCCTCCCGCTGGAGAGTTACCGGATGGTCTTCCTCGACCAGTCCATCTACAACGGTGAGCCCAACCTCCAGATGGTCAACAAGTCGAACTACGAGTTCAAGCGGTGGGCTGTCCCTGGCAGCGTAACGCCGCCTGGATTCGACCAGAGCACCTCTCGGGCGTCGGACATTGACGGAGCCTCGGTTCACTTCATGAAGCAGGGCTCAGTGTGTCTCAAGCGATTTGACACCTCCCTGGATCTCCAGTGTGTCCGCGCCTAATTGTCGTCGCGTGCAGCGCAAGGGAGAGAACAAAGGCGGGTGGCCCTCGTAAGGTCACCCGCCTTTTCTTTGTCATTAACAACCCTTCTAACATGGCCAGTAAAGAAGTCCGTATCATGCGGCTTGACGAGGTCAACAGTCACCTCCCTGTAGAGGTCGTTGACCAAGCAAAGGTCAAGCTGTCGAGCATCCTCGTCCACCAGCGCCCTCTCAAGGGGCTCAACGCCGAACAGGAGAAGGAGTATCTGCCCCGTATCACGGGCGTGGGACCCGACAGCCCTGACTTCACACAGGCCTGCCGCAAGTTCTGGGCTGAATTGTCGGTCGATGTGCCCTCCGATGGAGCCCTTCTGGAGATTGGCACCGGCCCCGATGATGAACCCCTGGAGCTTCGGGACTGGATCATCTATCAGTGGGCCAAGAAGCACAAGCAGGTGGCCGACAACAAGCAGGAGGCACTGGAGAATCCGGACAAGGAGTTCTGGATCTACGACCCTCACCGTGAGACGCAGAAGGAGAACGCGCAGGTCAAACACCGGCGCAGCGCCTACCGCGAGTTCATCAAGATGGAGGACGATGAGGACAAGATTGACCTCATGCTCCGCGTCCTCACCAGCCGTCAGCCTGAGCGCATGACGACGGAGGAGAAGGAGAATGAACTCGAAGCCTATCTCCGGGAGAACCCCAAGGAGTTCATCTCTGCCGCGAAGGACAAGAAGTTGGAGACACGCGGCCTCATCATGGACCTGGTCGAGCACGAAATCCTCCAGAAGGTGGGTGCTCAGATCATGTACATGGACACGGTCATCGGAGACTCCATCGACGAGGCTGTGGCGTGGTTCGGCAACAAGCGCCAC